GAAATGCTCTTGCGTGTTCTTTTTTGTCAAGATACACGTAACCAAAATCACAAGGCAAATGCACAAGCTCATTTCGTTGTACTACATCTCTTATCAATATTTCAAAAAACTTTGAAACAACTGCATAATATGTTTTATAATCCAGTTTATTTCTTCTATATTTTTTTTTGCCCTTTAACCACTCTCCCTTAACACTAACTATATTTCTTATATTATAATATATATCTTTAGCGTTGTCGTACTTGTCTTTGTGTTTGCGGCTGAATAATTTTTGTTGTATCTGCATTATCAGAAATTAAATCACTTGGCATAGTTAAAGCCATATTAAATTCTTTACTTAAAATTCTATTACTTAATTCAGAAATATAATATTGAGACATAGGATAAAAATCATCATCATTATTCCATGTAGATGCCTCAGTAGGATTATTTAATAAAACATTTAATGAAACTACATATGGTACTGCTCTTAAATTAAAAACTTCTTCAACAATAGTATTAGAATTTTCTGTTTTTGTTTGTCGTGAAAAAACAGACAATAATCTACCTATTGTTAATATAGATGAATTTCTTACATAAGCTTTTGGACTATTATTAGTAAATCTATTATATTTAGAATTTATATATTCATCATAAGAAATAACAGGGACTTGAATATCTCTAGTTGCCATTTGCTGCTGATTAAGCGATTTTCTAATTTGTAAACTAGATATACCATAATTTACATTTATTAAGTTTGGTATATTTAATTGTATATGCCCATAATCTCCTTCTTGTTCTTGTCCTTTTTTATTATAAAACTCTCTGCCATAATAATCCATAGCAGGTATAACATCAGTTACAAAATCTGAATTTTTAAATTCACCTCCATTTAGTGTTGCTAATCTTGCTGACATTGCAGGTATTTGTCTTTCTGTATCAAAATCCAAAACATCACCAAACAAACTAGCAACTTGACCTGCATCATTTACATCAAATGGTATAATGTCTGCATATGTTGTATCAGATGCTACAGGCTCATGTCGTTGATAAAATTCATATGGCACAGATTGTCCTTTCATAGACAATTCTTTTATTATTTGAGCTCTGTGATAGTGCACCCAAAATTTTATTTGTCTAATTGATACATTTTGCTCTGTATTGTTTGTTCCGCCAAAAGCAGTATTACGAATATTGTATGCAATTTCATTTAATGTAGCCATACTACAAAAGTACTTTAAATAATAATATAAAACAACAATAGGCCTCACATCAAAAGATGATACAGCCTATCATTGCGCAGGGAGCAAAAAGCTCTTTTATATTGACTTGCTCTGCTCTGCTTCTATTTGTTGGTATTGAATATTATCACTTTCAATATTACCAGTCATTTTTCTAACAGCTATATCTATAATTTCTCTTTGATATATTTCTGCTAATG